TGGATTGACGGATAGTAACGTTGCGAGTCAAACTCAAAACCTTGGCTGCGAAAGCTGTTAACATGGGACAGCCATTATATTGGTACAACATGCTTTGGGCCCTAGCTTTCAACAGTTGCTTCTGCAAGGGGCCTGCAGCATTAATATATCTTTTTCTGGTATAGCCAAACTTAATTAAGGCACCAATGGGGTCAGTTACGACTATACCATCATCTGGGTCGAACACTTGACCGCAGAAGGAAAGATCAGCAAGATTATCTGAATGTTCTAATTTAATAATAAATCCATTCTTTTTGAAATCTTGTTCAGTTGGGGCGTTTTCTGGTCGAGCAAACGTCATAATGCCGTCGTCGCCTTCAACAAATATCTTCACTTTCCCGCAGTTGTTCAGTTCAGCATGATAAAGACATATCATAAGATTGGAGAAACCATTCCCTAACGAAGTGTTCATTTCACCACTCATTCGTTTAGCCATGATAACTACAATAAGGTTAGAGAACTTAATCTTATTTTCGTTGTCAAGCTGAGAAAGAGCGTCAAGGAACATTCGTTTATCACTGGAATGTAATTTCTCAATCATGTATTTGTACATAATCATTTCACAATTGTTCATCAAATCTTTATTGAAGTGAGCTTCAAAAGAAGAGTAATCAGAAGAAAAGTATTTGGAATACACAGTGCTGAGCCGTTCCGAGATCACTTTTGGTCTCTCGGCTACAGGTATGTATTTCACAAATTCTTTCAACTTTCCAACTCTTTCTCCAATTAAGGCAAAGATCGGACCACAAAGTAATTTGAAAGCATCTTCCCGGGCATTAATCACACGGACATATTTCATGGAAGGATAACTTTCATCTTTAATAAAGGATTTGACAAGGGTGTGAATTGAGTGTTTTTCATATTTAGCTCTATTTAATATCTCACTATCGGTGAGTTTTTCACGCAATTCACGTAGTTTCTTTTTCTTGGACATTGGTTGGTCTACATGTTCTAGCCAGGTGTCGAAACTTATATCATCACTTTTTGTAAGTCTTATTTTACTTAACCTAGCGCGACAAAAT